AGTTCTATCCTGTATCTGCATCTGAAAACAGAGATCTATACAACGTTTTGAGGAATGAAAAACCTGTTATACATAGTGTAAAGATATGAAAATCATGAAATGGTTGAAGGAGGAGTTTACGAAAACCCCTGGCTATATGAGGGTAAACCTTTTACTTCTGACGACATTGGCGATTTCTTCGGTTACGTCTACCTCATTACAAATAAGACAACAGGTAAGAAGTACATCGGCAGAAAGTACTTTGTACAGAAACGCAAGCCTAAGGGAGGCAAGAGAAGAGTCACTAGCGAATCAGATTGGAAGAAGTATTATGGATCGTCCCCCGAACTCAAAGCCGACTTATCCGCCTATGGAAAGGATAATTTTTCCAGAGAGATCTTGTCACTCCATACTACTCTGGGGAAAACCAACTATGAAGAGACCAGACAACTGTTTAGCCATGATGTCTTAACGGAGTCTCTTGACAATGGAGAACCAGCATATTATAATAGCAACATTTTAGGAAGATATTACAGGAAGGATTATTTTGAATAGTTATCCAACGTGGCAACAACCACCAGTTCCTGACTTCATGCCTTATCTTGAGGGTGCAGCTCAGATTATAAAAGAACATGAAATTACTTTAGATGAAGATGGTATATTAGATTTACTACAGATAAAATATAGATGGCCAGAACCAGCATTGGAAGTTATAAATCAATGCCAAAAAAAATCTAACGGATTTTTTGATTCTAGAGGTTACATTTATTATGATAGGTGGAAAAAATTATATGATCTAGGATTCACTAGTCTCTTGAGTAACATAATGGATCTTACCTCAGAACTTAGATCTCTTGACGATAAATTATATGAATATAAAGGATCAGAAACTAATGCTAACATGTATCTGAGTGCTGGTACTACAAAACATAGAGCTAGTTTTGATCCACACAACCATGATTACCATGTTATAGTAAAACCAATTTATGGCACTTGTACATGGATCATCAATGGAAAATCTCAAGAGGTAGATCAATCTGATGTTTTAATCATACCAGCTGGAACCATGCACTCTGTTACAGAAAATAAAGAACCTCGACTATCCCTTACAATGAATCTCAGTGGATGAGTATATAGACTACATGATCAAACTTGGTGCTGATAGGATTCCTCATCTCCGTGAAGAGGATTCTCTATTGTCGCACTCTATAAGAGTTGCTGGTTTACTCTACAACTATGGTAGACCTATGGATGAGGTCAAGGCAGGTCTTTTTCATTCCATATACGGTAATGAATTTCAAAGGTACAAGATTGATGTACCAAGAGAAGAAATTCAAACTATAATAGGAGAACGTTCTGAACATATAGTAAACTTATTCTGTACTTTAAATGATAGAGTAGATACAATACTATATGCCAGAGGTTTGAAAGAACCAGACAAGACAACTCTCAGATGGTTAGAGTATTGTAATATTAAAGACCAAGCTCCAGAAGCAGATATATTAAAAGAGTTTGAAATATTGTTAAAAGTTGACGGATAACCGAAAATGTCTTATAATATACTGGCATACATAATATACATGAAAGTTATTTTTTAAAGAAATGAATTTGTTACCAAACGCTGAACTGTTTTTCTTAAGTGGGAAAGGTGCTAAAAGAAAATTAGTAAAGAAAGCAGTTCATGATCTTTTTGCAGATAAAGATGTCCTCATAGTCTCTGTGTGTGGTGCTTTCACTCCACCATGTACCGAGATGGTAAAAGAGTATGAAGCATTATACGATACTTTTATCAAAGAAACTATCGTTGATGAGATTTATATTCTGTCAATGAACGACCCATTTGTTATGGAACAGTGGTTCAAGTCTATGAAGATTAAAAAATGTAAAATGTTACCAGATGGAAATGGTGCATATGTATTGAGACTTGCCAACCAAGGTGGAATGGCTGCATCACAATGCGCTATTGAAATGTACAATAAGGGAATGGGTAAGAGAGCATGGAGATGGGTTCTCTTGGTCGAAAACAATATACAAATGGTTTATCTTGAGGAAGAGACACCAGATGGACAAGGAACTAGGGATAACTTAGAGGATGATCCATTTGAACTAACTCATGCACAACAGATGCTTGATCTATTAAAGAATAGAGATCAGATCGATCACATTAACGAAGAGAATGAGGCCACTGATAAGGGATTGTACTTAGATAATACACCAAAACCAAAAGCACCAAAATCAAAAAATAATCCACTTGATCAAGTCAGAGCATGAAAATTATAAGTCTGAAATATCTGGAGGAAAACTTTAGTGAAATAGTTGATCGAGCTCAGGCTGGTGAGACCTTCTTACTAGATACTCCTGATGGTCAGATAGCATTGGTTCCAGATAAAGATGTTCTTAAACCAGTTATTGATTCTGGTCAGGCTAGGGATATAGAACACATGTGGAATCATGATGATGGTGCTTGACTTAACAATATAATTCGTCTATAATAAAGCATATACAATTTTATTATGATCGAAGTACTAGTACAGAATGACCCATACAGGTATGTGAAAATGCCTGATCTACTTGAGAATGGTCAACCAGACTATCGTATTCAAAAGTGGAACAACTACAATGGATACAAAGACATGTATCTATGTGACAACTTCATGCAATTCAAAACTGCTATAGATGATTTTGAATACACTAAATGGTTAGATCCAGCTGGAGTTCCGTGTTACATTAAAGATGACTGACGAACCATCTCTACCAGAACAGGCAAAAAACATCACAAAAACTGCCTATGATATAGTTAAGGGTTTCGTTTTTAACGGAATGTTACTTGTTCCTGATGAAGTGAAAAAAGCAAGAATAGATATATGTAGAGATTGTAATAGATTTGATCCTGATCGTATGAAATGCAATGAGTGTGGTTGTTTTCTAGTAAACAAGGTCAAGTTTTCAGCTGCACACTGTCCACTTAGACTTTGGTAATTATGGAAGAACAAATTGATTCTCAATTAAGAATTGAACATAAAGATTTTATTGGAATATATGAGAACGCAGTAGACCCACGCTTCTGTGACTTCCTTGTAGATTACATGGATAAAGCAGAGTTTACAGATTTCAAAAGAAACTTTAGTCATGTAAAAGATAAACAAATATGCTTAGATGGATTCTCTCCCAGTGAATCCCATCAGTTGATGGAGTATGTCCAGAATTGTTTGTACCATTATATTAATGAATATACCTACCTAGGCAATTTCAGTTATGTAAGTTCTTTAGTCTTGCTTCAGAAGACAGAACCAACTCAAGGTTATCATTTGTTTCATGCTGAGAATGTAAATTGGAATTTAGAAAGTAGAACTATGGCGTGGATGGTATATCTAAATGATGTAGAAGAAGGAGGAGAGACAGAATTTTTATACCAGAAGTTAAAAGTAAAACCAAGTAAAGGAACTATACTAATATGGCCTGGAAGTTACACTCATTTGCATAGAGGTAATCCTCCCATGTCAAACAAGTATATTGCTACTGGTTGGTGGCAAGGAAACATAGGACTTAAACAAGTTAATACAGCAGGCATACTTGATAAACAATATATGGACAGTTTGAATTCGTAATGTCAGATCTACACATTCTTTTTCCTACACCAGTATATCAGAATGTCTTAGACTTTAGACCATCTGAACTTAAGTCTATGTTAGATTTTATGTCAGAGTTGGAGTGGGCTCCAGATAGAGATATAGTTAATAGACTCAATGGGGAGACAACAAAATTAGAGGCAGATCTTCTTATTAGACCAGAGTTGAGGGAGTTGGAAAAGAAGATAACGGAAGAGGTACATAATTATGCTAAGATGTTACAGATTGATTTAACAAAGCATGGGTTGAAAAGAATCAATTCATGGGGTAATCTACAAAGGAAGGGAAATTATATTGCAGAACATCGTCACAACAATACTCAGTTTGCTGGAGTCTTTTATTTACAAACTCCAGAGGATAGTGGAGACATAGTTTTCTCAACTAGAAATGCCACTTGGATCACAAGTCATTGGGAACCATCTGTAACTGGCTATGACGATCTGAATAGTTTTGAGAAGAGATTTGAACCACAGGAGTGTGGTATATTTCTTTTCCCTGCTCACTTAGATCACTATGTTACTCCTTCCAATTCTAACTTGGAAAGATATAGTATCTCATTCAATTACAATCTCGATGGTAAGTTCTTTGGAGATTGTAATAATCATCTAACAATTAAAGTATTATGATTCTACCAGGCTCCACAGTTAAAGTGATTGATGAAAATTCTATCTACAGAGGTTACGTTGGATGTGTTCAAAGAATACAGGGTCGTAAGGCTGCTGTTCTTTTAGACCAAGATGGAACTCCTTGGGATAAGATGATCACTTTTAAACTTTCTGATCTTGTAGAAAAGACAGAAGGTTTTCAATACTACCCTAAAAAGAAGTGAAAGTATTAGTAACAGGACATAAAGGTTTCATTGGCAGTCATGTCTTTGATTTTCTGAGTGACATCTTTGATGTTGATGGACTAGACAGACCAGACGACATAGAAAACTTTGTAGACGTTGGGTGTGCAGACT